CATCACTGATGCAAAGAACAAAGATGCTTTTAATGAACCTGATATTGATGAATACTTCATCTATTATCCAGAATCAAATATTCAAAAGTATGCTGCAACTGGTAAGGGAATCCAGATTGCAAAAGATGCTATGACATTTGTAACTTCTGGTCTTGTAGATAGGAACAGAAAACTTACATTGTCATACATGCACAAAGCAATCAAAGCACTTAATCAATTGAGAATGATTGAAGATGCTCTGGTTATTTACAGATTGTCACGTGCACCAGAAAGAAGAATTTTCTACATTGATGTGGGAAATCTTCCAAAAGTCAAAGCAGAGCAATACCTGCGTGATGTAATGAACAGGTATAGAAATAAACTTGTCTATGATGCAAACACTGGTGAAATGCGTGATGACAAGAGATTCATGAGCATGATGGAAGACTTTTGGCTTCCAAGAAGAGAAGGTGGTCGTGGTACTGAAATCACAACTCTTCCTGGTGGGCAGAATCTTGGAGAACTGACTGATGTTCAGTATTTCCAAAAGAAACTTTTCAGAGCATTGAATGTTCCTGAATCAAGAACTGCATCTGATGGTGGATTTAACTTAGGTCGTTCATCTGAAATTCTTAGAGATGAATTGATGTTTGGTAAGTTTATTGGACGTTTGAGGAAGAGATTCTGTCATATGTTCCATGACATGCTCAAAACTCAATTAATTCTGAAAAATATTGTAACTCCAGAAGATTGGGAACTGATCAGTGATCACATCCAATATGATTATCTTTATGACAGTCATTTTTCAGAACTTAAAGAAACTGAACTAATGAATGAGAGATTGAATCTTGCAGCAGCAGTTCAACCTTATATTGGAACATATTACTCCAAAGATTATGTAAGAAGGAAAATCTTACGTCAAACTGATCAAGAAATTATTGACCAGAATAAACTCATTAAGAAAGAAATTCAACAGGGTGAGTATGCTGATCCTAAAGAAAATCCACCTATGGGACCAGGAGGATCACCAATTCTCCCAGTGTCTGTTGACCAACAAATGCAGATGCTTGGTCAAATTCCTATGGAACCTGGACTAGAAGATCAAGGAATGTCAACTGATGCTCAGGCACAATCCGCGACTAAAATAAATACCAAAGCAGCAGAAATATAAATACTTTTATAAATTTTGAGGACTTTTTATGGACCCAGATTATGATTTGTTGGATATCTTAATGACTAATAATTCAGCAGAAACTGCTTCTGAAAAAATCAAGGAAATTTTGTATTCAAAATCTGCTGAAAAAATTAACTCATACAGACCTGCAATTGCACAAGCGATGTTTGGTAATGTTCAAGATTCAGAAGGAGAGGCATGATTACAAAACTTTTAGGTGCTGAAATTCCATTACCAACAACTACTGGTGCAGCAACTAGCTTTACAGAAGCATCAGCAGTACGTCTTGTCAATACTGACACAAATGTACATATTGTCAGTGTAGTTGAAACTCAAGGTGGGACTGGAATTGGGTCTATGACGATGCCTGCTGGTTCTGTTGAAATTATAACTAAAGTAGCAAGTCACTGTGTCTTTTCAGATAGTGCAACTGTAAAAGGTTCCAAAGTAGGATTTACCAACTAAACAAATGAAACTTATCACAGAAGAGATCGAATCAGTAGAAATTATTACAGAAGAAAAGAATGGTGTACAGTCTCTGTATATCACAGGACCTTTTCTTCAAGCTGAGGTAACAAATAGAAATGGAAGAAATTATCCTTATACTATTTTAGAAAGAGAAGTGAAGAGATATAATGATACATTCATCCAGAATGGTCGTGCTCTTGGTGAACTTGGACACCCAGATGGTCCAACAGTTAACCTGGATAGAGTGTCTCACATGATTACTTCTCTTACAGCAGAGGGTAATAATTTTATTGGTAAGGCAAAAATCCTTGATACCCCTATGGGTAATATTGCAAAATCTCTTCTTGGTGAAGGTGTGAAGTTAGGTGTTTCTTCAAGAGGAATTGGTTCTCTTGTAGAAAAGAATGGTGTTAGATATGTTGCTGATGACTTTATGTTAGCAACTGCTGCTGATATTGTTGCTGATCCTTCTGCCCCAGATGCTTTTGTAAATGGGATTATGGAAGGAAAAGAATGGTGCTGGGATGGTGGAATTCTAAAAGAAAAAGCAGCAACTGTAACAAAACAGAGAGTTGAATCATACACAAGACAAAGAAAATTAACAGAACAAGCAAAGCTGAAACTGTTAAATGACTATCTCTCAAATCTTTAATTTATAAATAAATATAGAATAAATCAAAGATTTTTATTCGGAGTATACAAATGAGTGCCGGTAACAACTTACAAGAAATGGAAGTATCTACTAAAAAATCAGTCACTGCTGTAAATAGCGGTGCAAGACCAGCAGAATCAAGACCAAGTTTTGATGCAAAAGTTGAAGGTCAAACAGGCTCATGGCAAGACCTTGGTGGTCCTACCCCAACTGGTGAGAATTCTCCTCTTGGAGATTCTAACAAGTTGAAGTCTGGTGCTACTCTTCAGCAAGTTAAGAATGTAGTCAACAAAGGTGCCAAGGCTGCTGATCCTATGCCTGCTCAAATTGTAGGTAAGCAAGCAAGTTATGAAGATGTTGAATACTCTGAAGAAGAAATTGTAGAAGAGTCAGAAGAAGATACTGAAGAAGTAGTTTCAGAAGAAGAGCATAAGGAAGAGAAAAAAGGTAAAGAAGAAGATGATGATGAAGATGAGTGTGATGAAAGTTTTGATTTCTCCCAAGATGTTGATGCATTAATTGGTGAGGAATCACTCTCAGAGGAGTTCAAAGATAGAGCTGCTCTTATCTTTGAAACTGCTGTTAGAAGCAAGATTGCTGAAATCAAGGAATCTCTTGAGAACAAGTTCAACAAAGCACTTGTAGAAGAAGTAGCAGCAATTAAAGAAGAATTAACTGATAGAGTTGATTCTTACCTTGAGTATGTTTCTGAAGAGTGGATTGATGAGAACGCTCTTCAGATTGAGAATGGTCTGAAGGGTGAACTTTCAGAATCATTCATGACTGGTCTGAAGTCACTTTTTGAAGAACATTATGTAGAAATCCCTGAAGATAGATATGATGTATTAGAGAGCATGGTTATGAGATTAGATGAAATGGAAGAAAAACTCAACGAACAAATTGAAAGAAATGTTCAGTTAAATAGAAGACTCAGCGAAGCTGTAAGTGATACTATCTTAAATGATGTTGCTGAAGGGTTAGCTTTAACTCAGAAGGAAAAGCTTGCAGGTCTTGCTGAAAGTGTTGAGTTCGAAAGTGAGGAAGAGTATCGTGGGAAACTGGAAGCTTTGAAGGAATCATATTTCCCAAGAGCAACAGGTTCTGCAAGAGATGAGGTATTGTCAGAAGAAGCAACAGAGGATTATGGTCCTTCTATGAATGCTTACTTAAGAGCAATTTCTAAATTCTCTAAGTGAAATAACACTTAATTATAAATAATTTCAGTTAAAAACAACACTTTAACAAGACAAACAAGGAGAAAAGCAAATGTTCCTTTCAGAACAATTGCAGAAAAAGTGGGAACCCCTTTTAGAGGCTAATGGTCTCGATGCGATCTCAGATCCATATAGAAAGGCTGTAACTGCTGTTCTGCTCGAAAACCAAGAGAGATTCTTAAAAGAAGAGAGAGGATTCCTCTCAGAAACCCCTGCTGGAGTGTATGCTAGCCAAGCTGGTGCTGGTGGTGCTGCAGGTTTTAGTGGTGGTGCCACTGCAAGTGGTCCTGTAGCTGGTTTTGACCCTGTTCTGATCTCACTGATCAGACGTTCAATGCCTAACCTTGTTGCATATGATCTGGCTGGTGTTCAGCCTATGAGTGGTCCTACTGGACTTATCTTTGCTATGAGAAGCAGATATGTAGATCAGGCTGGTAATGAAACCTTCTTTGATGAAACTGATACTGCCTACTCTGGTCAAGATGATGGTTATAACACCACAACTGGTGACTACACTGGTGGTTCAGATGATGGTGCATCAGTTGGTTTTGGTACTACTGGTTTCCAAGGTGCTGGAGCTACTGCTGCTCAAAAGACTGCTTATGGTTTCAACCCTGCTGATCTGAATGCTTCTAGTGCTACTGGAAGAGAGTACAGAGTTGGACAAGGTATGTCCACTTATGATTCAGAAAACCTGGGTTCAGGTGCTGGTGATCAGTTTAACCAGATGGCATTCAGTATTGAGAAACTCTCTGTAACTGCAAAATCAAGAGCACTCAAGGCTGAGTACACCCTGGAACTGGCACAAGACCTCAAGGCAATCCATGGTTTGGATGCAGAAGCAGAATTGGCAAACATTCTTGCTTCAGAAATTCTTGCTGAAATCAACAGAGAAGTCATCAGAACCATTTACAAGATTGCTGAGCCTGGTGCTCAAGTCAATGTTGCTAATGCTGGTTT